TGTTTGCTAGTGGCTGGTTGTCAATGGTCTTACCTTCATCAGCATTACCTGTAGTGAAGTTCTTATACAGCTTAGTTACGTCAGCATGGTTTGACATGATTACAGGAATACCTGCAATTGACGGAACCATACCTGAAGCAATTGAACCGTTACCACCAAAGTCTTGGTTCATGTATGTCAACTTTGAGCCATCAGTTACATCCATCAGTGCATAGTACTGTGCTGGTGGAAGAACTACGAAAGCTCCGTCAGATGTTACAGACTTGACATCAAACTCTTTCTTCGCATCAAAGATAGCCTTAGCCAACTTTGCTGGGTCAAGAGAGTCAGCAGTAGCTGTACCAATGTTGATGTTAGCTGTGAAATCCTCTTCAGCAAATGCTGAGTAGTTCTGGATCAGAGCAGCACCACGAGTAGCATTGGTAGAAAGTGCAGCTTTCAGAGCCTGACGGAGAATGTTCTTGTCAGCTTCTTTAGCAAGTGCAATACCAGCTTCTTTAGAGTAGATGCTACGTACATCGTAGTGGTTGATGGCTTCATCAATAGAGGCAATGAACTGGCTTGAGATAAGCAAGTCGTCAATGGTGACGATACGCTCACCCGCACGAATAGCCCCACCTGTGATTTCGTTTCCGGGGGTCAGGTATTCAGCAGTTGCACGGCCTGTCATTGGGAATGAAGCAGACTTGCCTTTTGAGATGGAGCGAGTACGCACCAAAGGCATCATGATATTCTTTTCTTCAAAAGCTGTCAGGACTTCTCCTGCATACAGCTTTAGAAACAGGTCACGTACGTCACCTGTAAGGTTATTCTGGCCTTGAAAGCTTACGCTATAGGCCGGATTTGAAGCAGCTTGTGCCATTTGTAATTACTCCTTAGTGAGTATAATGTTGAGTTAAAATACACTCTGCATTACACTACATCCTTTCTCCAAGATTGTCCCTCGCAAGGGGTCAGGGGTAATCGTTTGTTATGTTTGCTTCGTGCTAGGGATGTTATCCCTTCTAGGTACACCTAAATGTAACTAGAAGGAAGGAGGACATAATCCTCCAACCCCCATAGAGACAGTTTAAAATACCGAACTGCGTGATAGCTTTGCAGCTACCTGCTGTCGGTAGGCAGGGTCTTTGTCGTATCTGGGGTCACGCATAGCCGCAGTCAGTTCAGCAGCACTCTCAAATTTCCCACCCGATACAGGTGCATTGTTGCCTTGGATAAGCCTAGGCTCAGTACCTACTTCGGAACGATAACGAGCAACCAGCCCCTGAACAGCAAAGCGTACAGAGGATGGGTCTCCTGAGTCAATAGTTCTATTAAACGTATTGACTTCACTAGGCTGGAGGTTTTCGGATGCCCAAGACATCATGTCCTGATAACCCTCTTCACCCCCAGCTAATTCAAACATCTCATTATTCATGGATGCAGCTAGTGCCTCCTGCCCTTGGATGTAACTATCCACTAGGGTACGAGGAAAACCAGCCTCTTCCAAAGCCTCATAAGCGTCAGGTGATAGTTTACCTAGCTCATTATATTCTGATGCTAATACATCAAAGTCCAACCCAGCAGCCCCTAGTACTTCAGAAACTTCCTCATTATCAGGAAGCTCCTGTACCTCATTAGGGTCTACATCTTCTACTTCAGCATCGTCATAGTCGTCACTGTCATTGGGTTGTCCTAACTTAGACTCCAGTGCATTGTATGCTTGAGCCATATCCTCTACGGATTTAAACTTTGCGGGTAGCCAGTCAGGACGATCTGGGTTGTTATTCTTCTCTAACTGCTCAGCCTTCTCTAGCATGGCTAGGGTGTGGTCAGCAGGTTCTGCATTAGTCTGTTCTTCGTTATAAGTATTTAAACTGTCTGCCATGTTATTCCTCTATTTTGTTTCAACCTTGTAGGAACGCCCTTCAAATTTAAAGGTTTCTTTCTTTTCCTTTTTAGCTTTAGCAAAAGCCTTACGGAAAGCTTCGGCTGATTGAGTACCCTTTTTATATGTGGGAAAATCTGCCGCATTGATGCGTTCGTCTTTAGGTGTAGTGGTTTCTCTGGTCTTAGGCTTCTCTTCATCTTTAGTCATAGCCGCTGCTGTACCCGCTGCCCCAGCAGCCCCAGCAGCCCCAGCTTTTAGCTTACTCTTCATAGCGGTTCGACTGTACTGAGCCATACCGTCTGTTTTCTTTTGACCTTCGTTAGCTTTTTTAGCTACCCTTTTAACACCCTTGGCATTATTTATTATTTTTTTAAGAGCAGCTTCACCACCCTTCTTTAGGAGGTTAACTGCTGCTGTTCGTCCAATGATTGCAGCCGCTGCTGCTAGTAATGGTAGTGCCATTAGCTTTGTCCTTCTTGTGTTTGCTCTGCCTTTTGATCTTCTCGTGCCTGTGCTTGTGTCATCATAGCAGCAGCACCACCTGACTTAATCATCTCAGGTGTACCACGTACTGCCATCTGCTGCATAGTCTGCATCTGCATTGCTTGCTGTTGCTTCTGCATCATCTCTGCTTCTTCTTGAGCCTTCTGCTCAGCAGACTTAATAAGACCATTGGTATCAATACCAAGGCTGGCTCCTAGACGATCAATGTAATCGTTAAGGTTCATCTCTCTAGCAATAACTTCTGGACCAAGTGGCTGTAAGTATTGTAAGAAAGTAGCAAGCTTGTTTAGGTCTTGTCCTCGTCCAAGGGCTTCGATACCAGTAACAACAGTAGGGCTAACAGTATCCTTAGGTAGCTTAGGCATCTTGCCTGAGCGTTCCATGCTGGATAATATCTTATTAACCAGAGGCATCTGTAGTTCTTGTGACAGGATAGAATACACACCGCCTAGGGCAGACTCTAGTTCCTGTGCCATGAACCGTACTTCTTCAGCAGTAACACGCTCAGCCTGACGCTGAACTGCACTGTTCATTAGGAAGGCGTAGGCTAGACGCTCACTAATGTTACGTCCAGACTCCATAGCTACTCTAAAGTCAGTTGACTTCTGTACCTGTAGGGTGGAGACATCAGTAGCATCACCACTAACGATAGCACCGTTAGGGCTTTCAGCTAGTACTCGTGCCTTAGTTGTGCCGTTAGGTTTGACTAGGAACAACACCTTAGCTGATGCCGCAGCACCCTCTACGATAGCCTTAGTCAAAGCCTCAAGGCTCTTAAGGTCTCCGATATATTCTTCTACATAACCCCTGCCATAGTCCTCACTGTCTACTCTAGTAAACCGTAGGGGAATGAAGGGGCTTTCATCTAGTTTAAATTTACCACGGCTGTTAGGGATTTCAAACCCTGAGACCTCTTGGTAAACTTCCCAACCCTTTTGTGTTCTAGTAAGGTGGGTATATAACTCAAGGTTCTTCATCTCAGACTCAGAAGCCTGTATGAGTTCCTGAATTTCTGGAGGAAGCATCAAGGCATTGACGCTTTCTTTAGTAATAATCTCTAAGACATTACCCATAGAATCCCGCTTAACCACATAACGGTCAAGACGAAACACTTTCATGCCTCCCTCTTTAGGCATAAAGAGAAGAGCATTGCCTGTAACAATAAGCTGCTTCAGTGCTTCAAACACTGGAACACGCATTGCCTTTGATTCGATCTCTTGCATGGCTGCTCGTTCAATACGAGACAACGCTTCCTCAACTGCACCACGTGCTTCTCCACCTGCTAATTCAGCTAGGTCAAAGTCATCAATGGTCAGTCTAAAGAATGGACTGTTAGGTGGTAGTAGTGCCAGAAGCAGCTTTGATGCTAGGTTGTTTACACCTCTAGCACCTACTCCCTGATAGGGTGTCTGGTATATTGTACTACTACTATGTCCATCAGGAGGCAAGAGCATAGGTATTGTTAGCTCTGCTGCATCACGCCCACGCTGCAAGAACATATCTCTTGATGACTCGCACTGGGCATAACGCTTAGCAGCACCGCCGCCACTATTCTCATATGCCATAATATTTACCTTTAGTTAGAAATATTTACACCTGAAGATGAACCCATAGAGCCACCTGATGTTGAGCCACCAATAGCTAGTCCTGCATTTTTTGGTGCTACTTTTAGTTTAGACTTACCTGTTTTCTTTTTGGCTGCTGTCTGAGAAGCAGTATCTACTTCTGCAAGTTCAGTATCGAACTCTGGTGTAGCAGAAGTTACAGGTGCTGCCTGTGCTGGGACAGGAGGCGGGGCTGGTTTTGAACTTGAAAAACACATTGTTAAATTTCCTCGAAATCTTGATTGTACAACTCTTCCAGCTTTCTGATAACAGACTGCTGGCCTTGCAGATAACGTAGTTCTTCTAAAGAAACTTCGTTTGCTGGAAGTTGATTGGGAAACAAATCCTTTAGATGATTTAGTAATTCTTCTGTTAATGATGGTATATTACCTAGAACTTTCATTTTGAATTTGCCTATAGGTCAACTTTAGAACAAGGGGTATCTAACCCCCTGATCTAAATAGGTTTAATTTTTACTAGATATCCACTAGTTCACAGGCTCCAGCGGTACATGCTAGGGTCTGACTACCAGATGTAGTATCTTCTTTTTCGTACAAAGACAAGGCTGCCCAATCAATTGAGGCTGGCATCTGTTTCTTTAGTTCCTCATACTGTTCCCCATCAATCTCCTGATATGGAGCCTGTGCATATGAATGGTCACTATGAGGTAGGAACGAGATACCTGAGCAGATGTCAAAGTTCTCATAGACCCATGCACCTACTGCCATCCACTCTGCATCCTTGACTGTGATAGTTACAGATGGTTTGTGTTCACACCAGTGTAGTGCGTAGTTCTTCCACAGTTCTAGCTGCTCTATTGCAGTCATATCGTTACGAGTAACAGCACCTGTCGGTGACTTAGTGGGGAAGCTAAACACTGTAGTAGAGTCAGGCTTCATCACACATGGTTCAGCAGGGATACCACTGTCCTTCATAAACTGTGTTAGTGGGTCTTTGTTATCACCACGAACAGTACGAATATAGTAAGCACTATGCCTTGCATGAATACCAGAAGCTGTATCAGTAAGCTGCGATACAGTACCAGATGGTTTGACACAGGTGATAGCAGCAGAAGCAGGTACACCTAGCTTGTCAGCGTAGACACGATTGACATCAATAGCCTGTGCCTTCAACTCTTGTAGCCAGCGTGGGCTATCAACAGTCTTAGATAGGATGTTGTTATCCATGATGCCTGTTAGTGACACGCCCAGCAGTCGTTCTTCTTCAGTATTCTTCTGCCAAATCTTA